CCACGAACGGGCCTTCCTCACTAATAATTGTATTAAGTAGTTTCCAAGCAAGTTGGACTTTTCCTTTTCTTAATTCATGGATTGCAGATTCTTTAGAGAATCCATCATTTGTAATTTCAAGAAATTCCTCGTAAAGAGGGCTAGTTTCCGATGCTGGGTCGTATTGTGTTGTTTTCTTTTTCATGGTTTTATTTGCGGAGTTGAACTGCGTAATCGTAAGCATGGTCCTCATAATAGAACGGACCATATTGGACATCGTTCTGGAGGTCGGAGAGACACCACCCTCCATCGGTGTCGCGGGCAGGCTCGACCCAGAACACGTCGAAGGGTTCTAGCATATAAGCAAGAGTCACGGGAGATTCCCCTGTGCGCTGTGCGCGTTCGATTGCGTATTGTTCTCTAGTCATGGAAAATATCCTCCGTAATTTCGCGCTGGTCGCACTCCAGAACCTGTTCAATCTGCTGGCGTAGTTCGGTAATATCGTCGCCGATACCGCCGCTCGTGCAGTTCTCCATGCAGGCTAGATAGGTATCCGCCCACTCAAGCAAGCGCAGCAATTTCTTCACTTTTGTTTTCGATGTATCTCTCATTTCAGTTTTGAGTTTAGGGTTGGCGTTCGGGGAGAACAACAAAAAAATATAGACAGAGCCGCTGCGGAGGGTTATCGTCCCGCCCATGGCTAAATGCACAACAGGATCGGCCCCGAAATGGGACTGGGATTTGATCGAAAGGCTCTTGATGGCCGGGAAGACCGTGAGGGAGGTTCACGCGATGGAAGAGTTCGGAGGAAAGGGGATGTCTCTGGCCTACCTGAAGAACCAAGTGGCGATCCGCAAACTGCTCGACAAGCGGGATGAGGTTCTGGCCAAAGCAAAAGCCGCGACGGACAAGACAATCGTGGAGCGAAGGACGGCTGGCGTCGAGGAGCACCATCTGTTCGCGTTCGACACATTGGAAAAACTGCGGAGAGCTATAGCGGAGCATCAGGTGAAGGGAAGCGTTAAAGAGTTGCGCGAAATGATCGACTTGTTCCAGAAGTATTTGGAGGCAGCGGAAACATCATACGGGCTAAAGGGCGCGGATGTCGCATCGACGCAAGCCGTGAGTCTAAACGCAATGGTCGCGCTGCACATAGCCCCGCCGAGTAAAGCAGAGGAAATTGAGGTTCAAAGCGTCCGTGTTGACTATCAACAAACAGAGGCGAAAAAGGGTAGTGATGCGGAGGATTCACAATCAATTTTCGACCCAGAAACGGAGGCGGAAGACAGGAAACGGGAAGGCGCATTGTTAAGTGCAGGCGATGCGGGTGATAATCGGCAACGATAACGCGGGCGGAAGGGTTGGACTTCGCACCCGCTGCGGAGGGATTAGAGAAGGGCGAGGCGTTCCATTATGAGAACATCCAGCCGACCCAGTTCTTTGGCGGTTAGCAGGCCCGCGACATAGAGGCGAGTGGAAGAGTTTTCCAATCGGTAGAGGGTGCCGGAATCTTTTGCGGAACGGATACGCTTGGCGAGGGCGCGGAATTCGGCGCTCACGCTTCCCCCTTTGCTTTGGCGATTGCGCCCCGTGCAACGGATAGAATGTCAGAATAAAGCTCTGGATCGTGCTCAAGAGCAGATTCGATCCGCTGCAATGCCGAAAGCAAATCCGGCGCGGAGGCGATGAGGCGGGCGTTTGCTTCTAAGTTGCCGTGTTCTTTGCAGAGTGCCGCCGTGAACAAATCGGCGACATGAGAGCGGAGCATGCCGTCCGAATAGGTCAACCGAATGCCATGGTTTGTGTTTTCGATGGCCCAAGGGCCGGGAGTGTGTTGTTTCATGTTTTGATTCGCAGGCTGACCCGCTGCGGAGGGTTTGAGTTTTGTTGCAGGCCCGCCCGCATTTGCGCGAGAAAGGCCGTAGGATTGCGTTTGATAGGTTCGGAGGGGAGAGATAGCGGGAAAGGGAATCGAACCAGTGCCCGCCGGGTTGGATTAGGATTTGGCTTGTATATGTTCTTCGCCACGGTAAAAACCCCGAGTGAATGCGGTGACGCATGCATCCAAGACGGAAGCGGGGACATGCCCGTAGGTCATCGCGTGACGCCCTTGGTCATCGATGAACGAATAACCTCTGCCATTTCCAGAGCATTGTGCGGACAAGGTGAATTTTCTACCCGTGCAGTTTTCGAGATAATCGAGACGGGCGACGAGGGTTTTCTTTGTGATCTTTTCCATTGTGTGTTTTTTTCTATTTTGAGTTTTAATGTTCTGACGGGAACAAGGTTAGGATTTGGCAATAGCCTCCGCTTTACGCTTTGAACTACCGTGTGCGCGAAAAGCAATAATGACGCTACGCTTTGAACGAGAGCACAATTGGCAATCTGCACACGTGATATCGTCTCTTTGTTGGGCAGGACAAACTATAGCTTTCCTCCCGGCGGGAGTTTCCATGGTATCGGGTGCATTTTCAGGGACAACGGCGACAACCGGGCCCGCATCCAAATCGACAAGACGGTCCGCGTGGGAAAGACTATTCGCTGAGAGATTGACCGTGAATCCCGAAAGATTCGCATGACGAACGGCGGCGCGGTTTGCCGTCTCCATATTGGAATCGCCCTCACATGGCTTGTGGGTGTATGTGAATCCCCGCTTTCCCTCATTCGCGGACACAAGCCGGGACAAGGCCAGAACATCGATGGAATCTGACAAGCCCGGCAAATCACCCGCTTGATTATGGCGCCACAATTGGCCAGCGGGAAAGGATCGGATTTGATGCTCTAACACACGAAGAGTCCCGCCGCGCTGTTTACGGCTAACCTTTTGCCAGTGCATGCCTAAAGGCCCGCCCTTTGCGTAACAACCGCCCGCTTTCAACGGGCAGGCATCGGGGCAGGTAGATGCTTCTGAGGTTGTCACCGGAATTGGCCCGGTTTTAACATTGGAGGATTTAAGTGTTAGGTGGATGTTCATAAGATTAGAATGAATTATTGTTAGGAAGGCCGAGTTTATAGATTAGCTCAGCGATCACCCCGGCGATCAAGAGAGCGAACGAGATTAGGAATGCGCCGACGGCAAACACCCCGATATGTGAGAGGAGAGAGAAGAGAGCGCGCATGGGATCAAAACCCTCCGGTGAATGAGAGAATGAATGTCCCATTGTCTTCGCGGACACTATAGGTTGCAGAACTATTAGGAATGAAAGCCGCAAGGAACAATGCCAGCGATGCGGCGCTTTGAAATGTGATGGTGTTTTTCATGTGATGGAATAGAGTGGAGAGTTAGATGGAGAAGCGTTCGCAGATAATGCCGGCGGCATCTTTCATGGTTTGCAGATGCTGCAAATCCATCGCAGGACCACAAGCAGCTTTGATCCATTGCAATATTTCTTTAGGCTCAGGGTAAACGCGGCCAGCATCTATCAATTCAAGGAGTGAAAGCCCCGTCCAATTGACATGTTCAAGAGTCTTTTCCGCCATGGTGACGGACTCGGGTTCGATTCGGTTTTCAAGTGTTGTATTCATATTCAAATATGCGGATATATTGATGGGTTGATTTTCTGTTCAATCTGGAATGAACTGATGAACATTCCGGACATTGGAGAGCATAGCTATTCCCGTGCCAACCCTGAAAAGCCCGCTTGAACCGTTCAAATCCCCTCTCGCTCGGCAAATCCTTCCCACTATCTAGGCAAATCTTTCCTTGTGCGGTAATTCTTGCCTAGTCTCTTTTCAATAACCCACAGTCTAGTCTCAATAATATTGCCCCAAATGCGGCAAAAGGCGGGAAAACACCTGCCTTATTGAGACTGAGGCGGGGAGCGTAGCTGTTACCATGCCAAGCCAAACGCACCGCCACCACGCAAATCCCCGCCCATCGCTTGCCAATCCACCCGGCATCCCCTGATTCAAACGCCCATCCACCCCGTCCGCTTGTTGCGATTGATATCTTCAGATAACTGCATAGAGGAGATAGTGGCGACGATCCTATCTCAATAAGCTAGCCATGCAACACTAGTCTCTCATGCATCCCTAGCCTAGCCTGTAGCGTCTAAGGAATCTCTTTCCTGGCACACAGCCGACCGTCCCTCCACCCACCACCACACAGCCCAGATTTCGTCTATCACACATAAAAGAATTCCCTCCCACTTGTGAGAGAATCCGTTTCTGCTTCCTCTGTGAGAGAATCCGTTTGCCTCCTACTCGTGAGAAACCCTGTTTGCCCTCGTCTGCATCTCTGCCTCCCCTAGCCTCTAGTGGTTAAATGTCCCTAGTGGTTCAATGTAAAGGAATCTGTCTTTTCTTCCTATGTGTATTGGGAAGTGTAAAGAAAATGAGGTTTATCGCATACAAGTGGGGATGTTGGCTGTGGGCGACATTGGGCTTACCCGCGAGCGGGCACATATGGTTATGTGTCCGATTCAGTATCGGCTTGATCTGGAGTGGTCCGAGATGATGCTGGGTATATGTCCGAAAAATGTAGGCGGGTTTCTGACATAACTCCGAAAGAAATCCTATGCACATTTCCTTTCAAGAAGTGCAATGTTTAGATTCGGGGCCGCAGATCGAGTGTGGCCTGAACTACTCTACAGTTTCTAATCACTCTACACTTCCCTTGTGTAGGGTTCTCTTTAAAGTAATCTTTTTTTGGTTGGCTTCCTTTTAGCGGAACCCGAAGATGGACTTGAGTTGTTCTAGGGCGATGGAGTCCCCGTAGTCTTCCCGGCTTGCCTCCTCTTCCCCCGAGTAGTAGGCGGTGTCCCATGTGGTATCGAAGAGTTTTCTTAGCCCCCGTTTGGAGAGCGTTACATTCCCCTCCCCCTCGAAGGATGGGTTGCGTTCCACATACTTGGCCCAGAGTTCGTTCTTGGTCATTCTATGTAGAGAGCGCGGGTTAAGGTATCTGTTGGGTGGGTCCAGCGCAGCCATGCTTTGGCTACCCCCTCTGGTTCGTCTGTGTAGGCGCGGAGTCTCAGGCTCTTCCAGTAACTATCCCAGCCCCAGAGTTGGTTTTTCCCTTGTGGGTAGAGGTAGACGCAGATTGCGTGGCCTAGCTTCGGGGTGTATATCCCTAGCACCCTTGCGTCCACTCCTGACTTCTTGAGGGCGTTTGTCATCATAATAGCCTCTGGCAGGCAGGCGTTCTTATACTTCCCGGCTATCTCAGGTTCCTCGATGTGGGCACACCCGATAAGCAGGATTATCGTTAACGATAAAACTAGGTTTCGCATCGCTTTTCCTCCTCACTTAGGTATTGCCACGCCTCATCTGCCTTCAATGAATAATACTCGGCAAGTAATCTTCTTACGGCTAGGTAGGTCGTATCCTCTTCGGTGCGGCAGAATGGTTCCACGGCGACCGAGATTCTTCCCAGCATCTGGCTATGGGAGAGCAAGGTTTTCACCTCATCCTTAAGCTCTTTTTCCTCTTTCTTCATATTACTACCGTAATCTTAGGTCTTTCTTGCTGGCTGGCGTAGAGGTAAATGCCAGCGAAGGTTAGGGCTATAATGAGTGCTATAATGATTTTCATATCAATTCAGGTAGGTTTCTGCGCTGTTTCTGCTCTATTACCCATTGCCACACTTTCTCTAGCGTATGGTCGTCTCCCTTGGCGGTGATCTTCTTGAACTCGTCTTTCTCCTCATCCCACTCTTCAGCGGGGAATTCTTGGAACTCTCCGGTTTCATAGCGAAGTTTGGCTCTGATCTCGCTGCATAGGTCTTCGATAAGGAGGAGGGCATCTGTCCCAGCTAGGGCGTAGCGGTGTTCTGGCTCTTCTTCTGGTAAATTGAAGATTAACTGAGCTTGCATGTGTTTCCTTTCATAGTGGTTTCCCCGCCGCTGGCGTCCCCCGACATGTGCCGAAGGTGGTTATGCCCGCCTTGCGCTTTTCTACAGCTACTGGCTCGGCCTAGGCTCTGCGTTGGCTGAATACTTCGTCCGGCAAAGAAACGGAGAAAGAGATTCCCTACTTTGCAGCGTCCTGCAATCTCACCCGTTAATTCGGGATCGGTTGTTACCCGAACAGGTCGGGCAGAGCAGTAGCCGGGGATAATGTGGTTACCGCAGGGACGCGTATGCATCCGCTTTTCAGATGTGGGCTTTCGGGAGTCTAGGACCAACATAGGTCGCCCATCCCACCGCGCTGTTCCTAACGCAGTCGTATCGTCCACCTGCCTGCGGCAAATCATTTCTTGGTTTTGCTGAACCAGTTTATAAAGTTTCCGTATTCTTCGGGGTCTGTGACCATGGCGTTCTTCCCGCACACTTCACATTTCCCGTAGCTCCAATCGTCTTGGTATTTCAAGACTGCTTTCTTAGTGCCGTGCTTGGCTCCACAGGGAGCGCAGGCCCATTTTGGGTATGGTTTCATTCTATCGTTAACGATAATTATTCGTCGTCTAGTTCCACTTCCAGATCGTCATCGTCATCTTCGTGGGAAGCCGCGATGATCTGGTAGATTTTGCACATGAGGGTGCCAACTTGGCTGGCGAGGCTCATCTCAAACTCGTCGGCATACTTGTCGAGCAAGCGTTGCAGATCGTCGTCAAAGTGCCCGATTTGGTCTTTCTCGTCCATAATTATTCAAAGCTAACCCAGTTTAGGGCTATGTAAAGGAGCAGCAGGAACGCTGCCACCATGAATGCTAGGTCGAATAGTATTTGTCTCCAGTCTTGCATTTTCCTCCTTCGGTTGTTTCTTGCGGAAAATCTCATCGAAGTTCTCGCAGTATTTCTTGTAGTTTACTGGTCTTGGTTTGTCTCCCTTACCGGCCATGGTTTACCTCCTCTTCGCATAGCGGGCAGATGTTGAAGTTAGGTTCGTTCCAAGCGGCTAGGTTATAGACCACCCCGGCGATTGTTAGAAAGATCAGCAGGAATATGATTCCCGTTTCGACTGAATAGTGTTTGAAGTTCGGTGAGTTCATCTGTGAGTTCCTTGAATCTGGCGACCTTTTCTAGCGGAAGGCTGACCATCGTGTCAAGATAATTTTGTTGAATTTCGTAGGTAGTCCAAAGGTGGAAACACTTCAGGCATGACCGCCTGCGTCTAGTGGCTCCGTTGAACCGTTCATTTGGGCGGGAGTCTATCACTTCCGTCTTTCTGGATTTACAGCGTGGGCAGTTCATTTTGGGCGAGATTCTAGGAATTTGAACCGTTCATACATAGCTAGTGCATCGTCTCCTATTGGGCCGCAGTCGGCTTCGTAGAGGGCTTCGGCTAATTTGTTGGCGATATGTTCCCACGCGCATCTCTGGGCGCAGGTGCCATATAGTCCAAAGTGGTCGATAAGTTTTATTCCGCAGGCTTCACACTTCTGTTCGCTCATTTCTTCTCCTCCTTTTTCTCGGGAACCTTCCCTTCGGCTGTCCAGCGGGCGGAAGATAGCTCGTCAAACTCGCGGCTCCACTCCTCTTGGGTAATCTCCCCGTTGGCATACTTGTCATTGAGCCTCCTTTGGGCTTCTATTCGTGTCATTCGCATGAGTAGATTATCTCGGATAGCTTAAGGCGGGGAAGGTTATTGGTTGATAGGGTGAAGGAATTGTCGGTGAATACCACCCGATTTGTGGGCTGAATGGTAAGTCTACCGTTGTCCAACTTGGCGAAAATGAATTCCTTGTCCTGATCTGGACTATCTGAGTATCCGTCCAGTAAGTGGGCTGCTGAAAATAGGTATTCCCCTGACAATACATCGTCTCCCACCTTGGCCCGTAGGCCGAGGCAGAGATGATCATTGCGAAGAAGAGTGAAGTGATAGCTGTAACAATCCCAAAGCTGCGCTTGGTGAATTGTCCATTTGTTTGGTCTGAATTTTTCTTGTGGATCATGGAAGTAGATTGCGTGTGGTGGTAGGTTTCTGTAGAGCATCCCGCCATCTCGTAGGAGGACGGAGATACCCCATGTTCTGCCGGGGATTGAGGTGAGGCCAACCCACATTGCTTCCACGAAGCCGATTGGCTCTTCATGTGTAAAGCGTGAGTCAACCCAACAGTAAAGGTGGCGTGGTAATGGAGCGATCTTGGAGAAGATCATTTCATTGACTTTGATCCCCTACAACGCCATTTCTTGCGTGATAGGTTATTTGGAGAGTTTGGATCACTTTTCCAATCTCCTTTGATTTTGGCTGAACGAGCGCAGTAAGCATCGCCTTTGGCCGTGCCGGGGCGAATGCGATCTCCTCCATCTTTAGCTTTTCCAGCCTGCCCAAACTTGACTGTCTTTGTCCTGCCAGTCTTTGGGTTCTTGACTACCTTGGTGAATCGCTTTTCCATGTTAATAGCTCCAGAAATATGTGTCCCAAAAATAATCGTAAGAATATCTTGTAGCTTTCATTTCTTCTTTGCTGTTTTAGCTGATTGTTTGAATGCTTTGTTCGTAGGCGCACCTTTTGATCCGGGCTTCCTCATCTTCTCGCCGCTACCTGCTGCGATGCGTTTTTTCTTGGCGTTGATATTTGCGTAAAGTCCAGCTTTCATATTATTTCTTCTTGGACATTCCAGCTTGTGAGAGGGCAATGGCGATGGCCTGCTTGCGACTCTTCGCCATAGGAGCTTTCTTCGGCCCCTTGGGATCGACGCCTGCTTTTAGTTTGCCAGCCTTGTATTCGCGCATGGTTTTCGCGATTTTGGCGGCTTTACCTGCTTTTGTGGTGGGTTTCTTCATAGTTTAATACCTTCAATGCCATCGCGTAAGAGTTTAAAGAAAAGGTCGGATGGCATAGTTACCTTCCACTTCTTGTTGTTCTTGCGGTGGGCCACAATGTATGGCTTCCCGCGTGAGTCTCTTTCAGCCTGTTCGCAGGCTTTGTCAAGGTTGAGGTTCTGAACCCTCTTGACCTCCATGTGGAGTCCGGCGAGTTCTTCGCAGATCACATCCGGACTATCCGGCCCACCAGAGAATTGCTGCCCCCTACGCGCCGTGAAGCCTTGTTCTCGGAGTTGGTCCCGCCACTCCCTTTCCCCGGCTGCACCTTTAGCGCGTGAGTTCATTCTTTTACAAAGTATTTGTTCTCTACATCAGCTAGCGTCTTGCACACTAGGTCGAGCCATCTCAATATCTCTTCTGCGTCTCGGTTGCCTAGCTTCTCTTTCCTTTCCTCGTCGGTCAGGTGTTCCACTTCCACGGGTTGTCTTTTTCCGTCCCGCTCGGCCATGAGGTATGCTCCAGTCATGTGTGATACTCTAGAATGGGTTCGCTTCTTCTGTCAAGATATTTTTGTTATCATTCTTTGAGCTTGCTGATCTCCCCGTCCATTGTGATCGGGAAGGTGTAGTTCCTTGGCCCACGGCGGTTCTTGTCCACGAAGATCATGGACTTGTCGTTTGTGTGCTTGATGAAGATAAGCTGGTTGCTGTGCTGCTTGATCGCTCTGGACTCTCTGACCTTACCTTCGTCGTTTAGCTGGCTCCCTGTGACTACGGGCACTTTGAGTTTAGTCGCGAGGTTCTTGAGCCTTCTAGCGATATCGGAGACCTGCTGCTCGCGGTTGTCGTTGTTCTCGCTCTCAATAATCTGGAGATAGTCGATGATAATCACATCGGCTTTCCCCAGCATATGCAGTCTCTCGGCTTCTGCGAGGATGGAGGGCAGGTCGAGAATATCGTCAACGATAATCAAGGGATACTTCTGGAGGGTTAGGATGGACTGGCTGATTGCTCCCAGTTCACGCCCGTGTGAAGTCTTATACTCCTCTGCCGTGCGGACTGGCAGGTTGGCGTGGTGGGCGACCATCCTTTCAAACACATCGGTCTTGTCCATCTCTAGGCTGAAGTAGACCACCGACTTGTTCTCCATGAGGTTAGCCATAGCCGTCTGCACCATGAAGATCGACTTACCTCCACCAGACTCCGAGGCCACGGTGAGCAGTTCTCCCCCGTGCATACCGCCCTTGAGGTTGCGGTCTAGGTAGACCAAACCAGTCGAGAAGCAGGGTCGTTGGTCCTTACCCTCCATCTGGTCGATTAGCTTAACGGCAATCTCCTTTGCTGTTGAAAATTCTGTATTCTTTTCACAACAAGTATGGGATATTTTATCAGCTAGCTCGCGGATATCGCCTTGGGCACTCCGAAGTTGATCCTCATGCTCTTCCATAAGCTGGATGGTTTTGCGATAAGCACGATACTTGAGTAAGGTTAACCGCTCGTCACTAGCGATCTCTAGCACAATATCGCTCCGCAAGAACCTGTGGGCTTCCAGAATATCGGTGACAGGTGTGGACCCGCCGATCTTGTCTAGCTCTCCCATGGCTTCTAGCTCAGAAATGACCATAAACGCGTTGAAGTCGGGGTTCCGCTGGTAGACCCTTTGCATGGCGATAAAGATCGTTCTGTGGTCTTGTAGCGCGAAATAATCGGGTTCCCAGACTTGGACTCCCAAGATTTCTGGCTGGATGCAGATGAGCGAGAGTGCGCTGATCTCCGTGTGTGTGGCTATAGGGACTTTTTTCATTTGTTTATTTTTCTATTATCCATCCTGCAAATTCTCCGATCCTAAAAAATTCAACGAAATCGGAATTCAATTCTTTTGGAGAAAGCGGTCGCTGAATCCCGCTTAATGAAAGTTCCTTGCTTGCAATGTTCTCTTGACTTGCCCCACCCAGCAGCTTCCATTCCATTGTTAATCGCCGGAAAACAGAGCCAATATATCCGTCTGGCTGTATTTGCTTGTCCACTATAATAATGCATCCGCCATCCTCTATTTTGGATCGCAGCTTGCATAAAAGCAATGACCTTCTGGAAGGATGGATGAACATCAAACTCAAGAAGCAGATAGCAACGGAAAAACCCTGATATTCATAATCAACGGCATCGCAGACAGCAAGCTCTCCCACCCCGCTGTAGTTACTTGCTATCTCTGGGCTTTCCTCGATAGCCACCAGTCTTGCCCTTCGAGAATCTAGAATGCCAGATATAGCCTTTCCTATATTCCCCGTGCTTGCGCCTATATCATATACAAGTCCATCTTTTCTCAAATAGTTCTTAACAATACAAGATACCGTTTGAGTTGCAAAATCATACCAAGGAAGTTGCTCCCTGACATGAGAGTCAAAATTATTTACGATCCAATCGTTATTGAAGTTCCAGTCCTTTGTCATATTGTAAAAGTTTTTCAGCCACCCATTTAACTGCGTTAACCGTCATTCCGTTCGCCTGATACATTTGAGATTCGGTCAAACCGCATCCTTCAAGCCAGTTATCAGGAAATCCTTGCAGCCTTAATCGCTCGACAACCCCAACCCTACGAATAGCTCCATCTCCGTGCAAGACGATATCGGTGAAACTTTTGTAATCTCTTTTTGCAATTGTTCCAGACAGTCCGCAGGCAGCGTATTCGTCAGAGCGTTGTCTAGTAAAGTAGGCAATGGGATTCTCCGTTCCCTCGCTCTCCTTAAAATACCAATCATGCTTTTCTGTGATAGCATGAGCTTTGGATCGCACTTGGTAAGTAGAACGCTCTGAATTTTTGAGAGGGTCGGAGTCTCTGGAGATTCCGTCACGAAATCCCAGAATGTAAACTCTGCGTCTCCTTTGCGGCACTCCGCAATACTTGGAGTCGATGACCGTCCAAGTCGCATCATACCCGCTCTCGGCCAAGTCTTGCATAATGACTCCAAGTCCCGATCCAAGGAGATCGTAAACATTTTCAATGATGATGTATTTTGGGGAAGATTCACGAATAACTCGCAAGTAGTGCTTCCACAGTCCGCTTCTCTCTCCATGAATTCCAAGTTTATTTTTGTTTGTGTTTGCTCTTGAGATATCTTGGCAGGGAAAACCCCCTGTGATAACCCAAGGAGAAAACTCTGGTTTGAATGATGTGATGTCTCCATGAATTTTTGATTGTTTGAAGTTTTTTCTTAACACCGCTTGAAGGCGGGGTTCGTATTCTACAAATGTATGGTCAAATTCTCCGGCCATTGATAGGCCCAACGCAAATCCTCCGATTCCAGAAAATAAGTCTAAGTGTGTTTTCATTTTATCGGTAACGATAATTACTCGTTTGGTTTCACATTGGCCCAGTATTTGCCAGCGGCTACCGGGTCTAGTTTCTCGTCGGGGATTTCTGGGGCTGGCGGGAACATGGCACGGGCCTTGTCGATCTCACCAGCCCAGTTGTTAAGCAAGGTAAGCATGGAGCGGCGTGTGAAGACATCCTTCTCCCCGCGCTTGGCGTAGAGCTTTTCGAGCAGCTTCCAGTCCTCCTCGCAGGTTTGGAAGTGAGGCTTGGCAGCGCGTAATTCGGCGGCAGACCATGCCGTAGCATCGCGGCGACCGAGCAGGCGGTTGGCTCGCGCCTTGAAATCGGCGGAGGTTATAGTTGATTGCAGAGAGCGCGAATCCATTGATGAGCGTTCGGCAATCTGTGGGTTGGACGGTTTGGGAACATTGGAATCAACCGTAGGGAACAAATCAGTAGCCATGGTTTTCGGAGCGTCAGCGACAAAACCATCTGATGGTTCTTTTGATGGTTCCTTATGATGGTTCATATAAGGGAGACTAACGCGCGTTACCCCCACCCCCCGATAACCCGTGTTACCCCCTCCCCCACTAACGCGTGTTACCCCCTCCCTAGCCACCAATCTGCTTTTCGGCGTAACCCATTCCATGATATCGCGGGTAATTTTATCATCGCCAATCTGGTCAACCATGATCGTGTAGTAGTTCGATGTTTGCCTGCCAGACTGATCTTCTCTTTCTTCGCGTCTAACGACGCCGACCTCTATCAGAGCATTCAGATACTTCTTTGCTATCGGCTCGGACAAGTTGGCTTTCTCTGCAATTTTCCGAATGGAAGGCCAACAGGCACCATCGTCATTCGCACAATCGGCAAGGCTCAAAAGCACCAGCCGCGCATTACCCTCTGTCTTGCTCCGCTCAAAGACATCGGACATAATTTTGACACTCATAAGTGAAAAGGGGCGACCCCTTGCGGTGGCGAGCAGAAGCGGCAACTGACGCATGAGAGTGGTGAAACCACCACAAGGGATCATATATTATTGTTTACTTAATTCTGCTCTGTTTACTTCGGCTCTCACCCCGAAGGCGCGTTCTCACGCACATGGGCACACTAGCGGGCGCGAGTTTTCATGTCAAGCCAATTTCTCGCCGATCACAATCTTTTCTACTTTCCCCTGCGCCCAGTCATCAATCTCGTCCATCATGTCTACCCAGAAAGCCTCGGCATCCTCCTTGTTCTGTAGTTCCAGCACGGAGAGTTTGCGCTCGTAGTTGCTCGCCTCATCGTTGATGTAGACCTCCAGCATGTAGACCTTCTGGGCGACTCCAAGGAAAGTAGCGAGGAGGGCGTGACCGGACGGGCGGCAGGCTAGGACGATCTCCTTGTCCACTTGGGCGGGGATATCGTAGCTCATCACGATGCCCTCACCGAGTAGCTTGGAGAAGGCGAGGTTGGAGATGATGATGCTCGTCTGCGCGGCGGTCGCGATGAATCGGCCTACTTCTTCGTCATTCATTATCGGTAACGATAACGAATCTGCGCTTGACTTGTCAATAAAAGTTTCTATACTCCCCCGCGATGGATCACCCACTACTAGGAGCCTACGAAGCCTGCATGGAAGCCTACGAGAGAAGTCGGATGTTGCGGCAGGCCGGGAGGGCCGTATTCGGCAAAGAGTTGAAGTTGGCGAGGAAAAATCTCGGCATGACCGTGAGGGAGATGGGCAGCGTGGTGGGGACAACAGGAGCGTTAATCAACCAGATCGAGACCAGCAGCCGATCTATCTTGAAGCTGGATCAGGTCAAGAAAATCGTGGAGCTATGCTTAAACGGAAAACACCAATCAGAGCAAAAAGCGGATTCAAGAAGCGAGGGGGAAGGCTACGAGCGGTAAGCAAGAGTCGGGCGAAGGTGAACGAGATTTACCGAGCCGCGAAGCAGATGTATATGTTTGAACATCCTAACTGCGAGATATGCGGGAAAGTGGCACACGATCTTCACCACAAATGCGGGCGCGGGAAGAATCTCTGTAACATGAACACATTCATGGCCCTTTGCCGTTTGTGTCACGATAGCGTCCACCATAATGTAGCTTGGGCCAGAGAGCGCGGCTACATTCAATACGATTACAAACCATGAGCTACAACCAACCATTCGAGTCCCTAGTCAAAGTGCGCGGGTATATCTGCGCGGAGAACCCATATAAGATTCGCTTCATGCAGACCTACAACGACTGCTGGATCAAGCGGAAAGATATTACGAACATCGAGCGCGTGGAGAAGACCAGCGAAGGCTACTGGCTATCCTTCCTCACAGTCCGCGAAGAAGTGGCGAACGAGCTTGAGCTTGACGGGGAGCTTGCTTAAATTATCGTTACCGATAAATTGTGCTTGCGGAATTAATTTTCCGCGAGAATAGTGTAAAGAACTATGGCTTCTCCAGACAGACATTTCGCAAACGCGGCGATCTTCACGCACAGCACGGGACTCACTCCGAACAGCGGAGACGCGGCACTCTACATTAAGAGTGACAACAAGGCCTACATCAAAGATTCTGCTGGCACGGAAGCTGCTGTGGGTGGTGGTGGCACGAAGACCTACGCCGTCTTCAACGCTAACGACAACCAACCTCCCGCCACAAACTTTGCCACGCTGGATACCCGCAATAGCATCGCCATCCTCGACTTTGACGATACCACCGATGAAAGCGCAATCTTTCTTGGCATCATCCCAGAGGCGGCAGTCCTTGGAAGCGGACTCAAGATTCGCCTCATCTGGACAGCAACCACCGCCACCTCTGGAGACTGCGTGTGGGACGCTGCATTAGAGAGGATGAATACTGACATCGACACGGATAGCTTCGACACCGCAGCCAGCGTGACTACTACGACCAACGGAACCAGCGGAGTGCCGAACTACTCGGAGATCACCTTGACCACCATCGACTCCGTCGTCGCAGGCGACGGCTTCCGACTCAAAATCACACGCGACGCAAACAATGCGAGCGACACCATGACAGGCGATGCCGAGTTGATTGCTGTCGAAGTAAGGAGCGCGGCGTAATGGCTTACGATTTCACGGCAGCGAGCAGTCAGTTTCTTTCTGTAGCATCAGCACCAGCAACAGTCGCACCGTTAACAATGGCCTGCTGGTTTCGCTCTGCAACAGTCACAACTGCGTATGGTTTGATTTGTTTAAATTCGACCACCGCAACGGATCGGCACGCTCTATTGTTGAGGGGAGACTTATCTGGAGATCCTGTTTCTTTTTTTTCTGCCGCAGGTGCATCAAATGCGGCCGCGAATAGCACAACCTCATTTAGTGCTAACACTTGGTCTCATGCTTGTGGGGTTCTTTCATCGAGCGCAAGCAGGTCTGTTTATCTGAATGCGGGGGGGGTGGCTACAGAAACAACAAACTTGGCAACAACTGGACTAACCCAAACCTCTATCGGTGCTCAACGATTTTCAACATTTCCTTCAGGAGCGAGTTTTATGGGCGGTCAAATCGCAGAAGTCGGCATCTGGAACGCAGCCCTAACCGCCGCCGAAATCGCCTCCCTCGCAGCAGGCATGACCTGCGACAAAATCCGCCCGCAAAATCTCGTTTTCTACGCCCCACTCGTCCGCGACCTCAACGACCAAAAAGGCGGCTTGACCATCACCAACAACAACGCCGCCACCGTCGCCAACCACCCAAGAGTTTATGCCTAATTATTATAATAAGACCACCTTTGAGCGCAAAGACATCGCGCAGGAACTGATTGATCTCTGGACCGAGACGAGCAACCCCAAGCTCGGCGAGTATGAGTTAACCCCACCCGCCCCATCACCAGATGCGGTATGGGACAATGGGCAATGGGTCATCCCTCCTCCTCCGACATACACCGCAGAGCAATGGCTCGCCAAAGAAGGCTACGGCCCCACTCAGTTGGTTACATTGCTTGATCTATTCGCAGAGCTTACCGCTGCCGCCAAGGTATCGCCCAAGCTCGATGAGGTGAAGGCATGGACGAACGCTATCCTCGGAGAGTATGTGCAGAGCAACCAGCCCAAAGAAGACTGGGGTGCCGCGCCATTTGGATTCAACGAGACGGTGATCGAAGCCTACGGGTTGCTCGCCTAATCCTCGCCCCACGAATCTGAGGAGTAGGCATCCTCTTCGCTATCGGGTTGAATCTTATTTTCGGGTCTAGCCCAGAAGCGGTCGGTAGGCACAGTTTTATCGGTTCCGATAAAAACAAGTCCGTAGCGGCGAGCCATCTCGACCATATAGATGAAGCTGTCGGAAAGGTCTGGAGAGTAACCAGTTCTGCCCTTGAGGTCATCCTTTGTTTCGATGGACATCTTCTTATTCTTGGTGCGCCACCTACGCAGGCATAGCTCGCGTCCGAGATCGCTAGCCGGGTCCAGCCCATAGATCACCTTGGCCTTCAAACCGTGGTAGACAGAAAAGAAGTATTCCGAGACAAGGCGATCATAGACCTCATTACAAGGTCGCTTATCCACATCCGCCGCGATTCGGTCGGTAGGCTTACCCATAGAAGAGATAAGAGCGATAGAGTGCCCATTGGGATCAAAGCGCAGCCATTCGCGGATGATCGCTTGGCCCACGCGCCCACCATCTCCGCTCACATCCATACCAAAGCGTTTCGGTTCCACCCCATATCTGCGGCAAATATCGACCACTTTCTCCGCAAGCTGGACATCAAACTCTTGGGCTGCGTTGGCAGAGAGTTGGATCACTTCTTGGTGCTGGAGGTAGAGAACCCTCGCGCTCGTTCCCCTGACATTACCGAGCTTACCGATAGAGAGAACACAGCGATCCCCGCCTACAGTAAAGGCGGTATCAAAGCCAGCTACCTTCACAAACCCATCGGCAGACCAGATAGGTTCTTCAAGAGTATCGGCATTTCTGATCACATCGGAGGTGAGAATCGTCTGATTGAAGCCAGACTTCGGCCACCAGCCGATAGCATTGCGAACATAGTCCACAGCATTCTCATCGCCGTAAGACATCTTAAGCATATCGGCCTGCTTCTGGCGATCCATGAGGAACGGGAATGGAGGAGGCTCGCTGGCAGGAGCGTCGAAGTTGGGAGACTTGTTGCCATTGTAGAAGAGGCAGATACCCGTCTCCGTCTCCCATTGGAGCATATCGGCATTCACAGTATCAAAGGTCGAGGCACCTTTGGGCATACACCAGCGGGTATGAGGATTGTCGCCAGTAGAAGGGTTGCCGATTCCAATAAAGACCTTATCGTTGTTGGAGGAAAGGTTCTGTCTGGCACTTAGCGCACCCATCTCCATTTCCGGCAACTCATCCATAGCAAGACGGATGCGCTTATTCTTACGACCACGCGTAGTGTCGATGGCTTTTTGCCCCTCATTACCTTGAGGAAAGGCCAAGGCTTTGATAGCATTTTGGTATTCTTTTTCATCTTGTCCACTTGCTCCACCCCACACGATCATGTGGCGATAGTCGATTAGGTTTCCAATTCTATGTCTGGCACACTTGTAGAGTTTCGAGATGATACCCCAGATACGATCCTCCGAAGCACCGAGGGTAGTAGTCGCCACCCAAGAGGAAGTGCAATGAGGAGCCGCGCACCAGTCGAGGTAAATCCAGACAGAGACAGGGAACGACTTGCCAGCAGACGCCGCGCCAGCCAGCACCACATCGTCATTATTGCACAGAGACTCAAAGGTGCGGAGCATTGAATGGTTGGTATACCCGCGATTCTTGATAATGACATCGGTCGGCCATTGGAGTTGGACGGCTTTGATAAAATGCTCAAATGGGGACATGAGTTTGAACTGCGAGAGATCGACATTCTTCTCGATGCAGAGCGTCTTGCCATACTGCCCGCGAGTGAGGGCGTAGCAGTATAGCTCAATCTGAAGATCGTCCATGTTATCGGGGAATAACATGCCGTAGCGTTGTATACCTTTTTTGCTTGACATCCGATATAGAAGACCACATCTTCTTGCCCAGATCAAGCATGAAACTTAAAGATCGAAACAGAGCGCCTGTGGGCGGGTTCAAGTATCGTTATACGATACATCGCTTCAATCTAGACTTCCCCGCCACAGTCTACGGGGATTCGTGGACCCGTCTCATAGCGAATATTAAAAAGGACATGGTTAGCAACGCGCATCCTGTTCCCAATGATCTTGAGTATCAGGTGGAACAACAAATCTGTGCGAGCCAACCCGCCGACCGATGCTGGCAACAAAGCGGTGATGTTACCGCAAATCTTATCCACGGCGCAGCTAGACTCATCGACAGTATCGCAGGGACAAGGCTGGAGAAGAAGGCAAAGGGATGTCTGTCTTGCGGGAAGCGCAGGGAAAAGATGAACAAAATTCTTTGACGGAATGACTATCGTTAACGATAATACCGAACTATGATCGACGCTGGCTCTGATAATTTTACGCTCGCAACTCTTGGTCCCGATGGGGAAGTGCCAGCAACGAGGATAGGTTCAGCGAACGTCGCTTGGAATATTGCCGATCAGCTAGCTAGAGATAACGTGGGTCGCGAGCAAAAGCGCATCCGAATCTTCAAGCAATACAATCGGTTTCCGCCGACCGAGTATAGCAAGCTCGCGCAGAAGACACTTCCTTTTAGCTCCAACGTGTGTTGGGGCCAGCTAGAATTTATTGTAAACAACCAGAAGTCTTCATATTATGACGTCATTACAGAACGCCAAGCGTGTGCGGAAATCAAAACCAAATTCGGGAACGAAAGGGAAAGACTCGTTCACTCGGAAAACATCACGAAAGCGTTCGACCACGCAATCCGCGAATGGCCCGGTTACCTTTATAATAAAGAGCAAGACATCACGTCGATGCTGCTATACGGAAAAGGAATCGGTATGTGGACAAGCCCGCTTGGGTGGATGCCAGAAGCCGTGCCGCTTTCCGACCTGCTTTTTCCATCAAATACGAAAGTGGACTTCTCTAATCTGGAAGAGTTTGTGCGGCGAGTTCGACTCACCCCCTACCAACTCTACAAGGTCATCAAGAATCGGGAAGCCGCCGAAGCACTTGGGTGGAATGTTGATGCAGTCATAGATGCGATTAGGTTCCAGAGGAGCTTCCTTGAGACCAACAAAACCCGCGAAGAATTCTACCGCACGATCAGCGAGGCTAGCTTCAACTGGAACCTCTCGGTCAACCAGACTATCGACCTCTACGAGATTTACTGGCAGGAGTTCGACGGCAAGATCAGCAAGGCAGTCGTGTTGCAAGACTACACACCGATTGTCAGCAATATCAAAAGCAAGTTGCGCGGAGCGGAGAAGATCACCGATGCCGAAGTCCGCGACCAGCATGGGTTCATGCAACTCAACATCGGGTTGTTCGATAGCTGGGATCAGATTCTCTACATGGTTACAGACTCAGTTGGGTCGGGACTCTTCCACGACATCAAGAGCCAAGCGGAGGCGTGTTTCGTTGCGTGTCGCCAGTATGACTTCACGATGAATAGCCTTGTCGATGCGGTGCGGCTCAACTCCATGCTACTCTTGGAAGGCCAAGCCCCCGATGCTACTAAGACGCTCAAGCAGATGGAATGGCTCCCAATGAGCATCATGCCAGACGGGGCCAAGTTCAGCCAGAACCGTATTACCCTGCCCGTCCAAGAGAGCATGGCATTCATGCAATTCTACATGGGCGATCTCTATCGCGGGATGGGGCAGTATCGCATCAACGCTCCCACCAGCGGAGGAGCGCAACGCACCCGAGGAGAAGCAGAGTTGGATGCCGCCGAGTCCGCCAAGCTATCTGGCACACAAATTAGACGGTTCAACGAGTGCGAAACGCTATACTTCCGCGAACTCTACCGACGCTTTGTTTCAGCTACTCGCAATGATGATGGGTATCAGTATGTCAAACGATTCTACGAAATTCTTGAGGAGCTTGGAACGCCGAAGGAGGCTGCTTCCTTTAAGAACATCACCTCAATCCGAAGCAATCTCATCAACGGGGCGGGAAGCCCGAGCTTCAAGCTCATTACTGCGGAGAGGCTGGTCAACCTTACGAGCATTACTCCCGCGAACGAAGGGCAGGAAAATGCAGTCAAAGACGCCATCGCCGCGCTAGCAGGCCGAGATAACGTGGAGCGGTATCGCAACACCAAGGTAGCGAAGATTGACGATACAGATCGTATCATCGGTTTCGAGAACGCAGGCATGACCGATGTGTTCGTCAACCCGCAGAACTTCCCTGTACTGCCCACCGATCCTCATATAGAACACGCGACTGGTCACTTCAACGACCTCATGTTGCAGATTCAGACCAACATGCAAGCGATCCAGATGGGTCAGCCCGATGTCAACGAGCTTGCCAAGGCAGTTCGCTCCATCCAGTTCAAGGGTGGGCACATCATGGCGCACGTCGAATTCATCGCCAAGGACGAAGGCAAAAAAGATTTCCTCAAGCAGTTCATGCAAGGAATGGGCGAAGCGGGCAAGATGGGCGACCAAATCGCGCAGGTCTACCAAGAGATGGTGCAAGCCCAGCAGCAACAAGGTGGTCAAGGTATGAGCGAAGAGGACATCAAGCTCCAATACCTCGCAGCCAAGTCTGGTATCGAGATCGACACCAAGCAGAAGCTCGCCGACATCTCCATTGGCAAGGCTTCGATCAGCCACGCTCAACGCACCGAGCAACGCGAGAAGCAAGGCATCACACAACTCGCCTTGCAGAAAGCCAAAGCCCGCGCCGAGATTCAGAAGCAGATGGCAAAGGCAAAGCCCATGCAACAGGCTCCAGAAATGGAAGAAGAAGAGGAAGAGATCGAAGTCGAGGAAGAAGAGACTCCAGAAGAGGAAGCGCAAGAAGAACTTATGGAGGAACAGATGGAGCAGAATACCCGAGCGGGAATGCAGAACACAACACAACCAACTGAATGATAGACTCAAATAAACTCAAGAGTCTTTGTGGATCAATAGCTAACCACGAAGACTGGAACGCGCTACAAGCCTACTTGTTACTGACAGCCCAGCCCTCTTCGGGTATAGAGGCTGTGAGGCATATCTTAAACTCAATTAGCTCACTCGGAGAAGATGTGCCTAAACAGTTTAAGAAAACCAAGCAAGGCGTCACCCAAGTGGCGATTGACCCGAACGAAGACCCTGACCTTAAAGAATTATGAGCGACACCAACAACGAAACAGCGGAGATCATTAACGATCTCAAAGCCAAAGCAAGCATCCCGATCAAGGGAAACACGGCAGACTTCCTTGCGAAGTTCACGCAAAAGCAAACCGACGAAGGTAAGCCTAGCGCGGATAACATCAACGATCCTATGTTGGGTCGCCAGCAAGAGGAGGTATCAAATGATACTGAGGAAGAAATTATCGGTAACGATAACGAAGAGAAGAAGCCCTTGATCAGCGTTGAAAAGAAAAAGCCGGGTTTCGTGCAGAAACAGATTGAGGAGAACAAACGCCTCAAGGAAGAGTTGGAAAAGTTCAAGACTGACGAAGTTCCTAAGTATACCCAGAAGATTGCCGAGCTTGAGCAACTGGTAAAGAACAGCCAGACCACGGCGGAAGCCAACCACTACCAAGAGCAGCTTAATAAAGCCAACGAGGCTAAAGTTGAATTAGAGTCCCAGCTATCAAAGGAAATCGCAGACCTTAAGAGTAAGGTGGAGTTCTACGACATCACGGCTAGCGAAGACTTTCAGCGCACCTATGTTGCTCCCATCCAAGAAAGCTACAATGAAGCTAAGAAGATTCTTGGGAATGACCAGCAACTCCAAGCATTGTTCGGAAGGGCGATTGCAGCGAACGCGGCGGCATACAACCACACCAACGAAGCAGATAGACAGCAATCATTTCAAGAACGAGATGAAGCATTGGATGAATTGACCAACCAACTTAATACTTTCAAGCAGGTCCGTTTCGCCGACCAGTTGAACAGCTATCTCAAAGCGATTGATAACCACGCTAACGCCCTCTACAACTACCAAGCCACCAAGCAGGAAATCTCCCGCAAGGCGAAAGAGAAAGAGCTAAAAACTCGCACAGAGTTCTTGAGCACATGGCGCAACAGCTACAAGGAGCAAGCGCAAGCGGTGGAGAGCGAGATTCAGATCACCGAAGACATCGCCGAATATATGAAAGAGAAAGGCATCAAGTTCGATACTAGCCGAGATGATGCCATCGCCCTCGCCGCTACTCAACAAAGTGACGAGGTAGCCAGCGTGGATGAGATGAATCGTCTTATCAATCAGGGCCGCAGTTATAAAAAACTACAGGCACTTGTAAAAGCGCAGGCAGAGATGTTGAAAGAAAAAGACGATTATATCAACAAGCTCAAGGGTGCATCTAAGACCACCTCGGCTCCCGCCACCACAGAGACCAAGCAACGAGTGAGCATCCCAGAAGGTTTGGCTGCAAAGCTGGCTAAGTTCGGACCACGGTTGGCTACTGTCTGATTCCCATCCCACACCATGAAAGGGGAGGAGTGTAAAAGCTCCTCCTCTTTTTTTGTAAAAAAACATTTGACAGCATTTGCGTGAGGATTAAGTTGCGAGCATAGGGATATCCGAAAGCGCGAGCAATTAGGGATTCAGTCGCATCCTGACTGGCGAGTAACAGCACTCGCATGAAAAGCTGTTTCCGGACTGGGCGCAAGCCAAAGAGGGGTAGAATCCGGCCTCAGAGAACCAAGCACTCGCTTGGCGGTCCTCTGGGTTGCCACGCGGGTTTAACAAAACCAAAAATTAAACCTAACTAAATCAATCATATGTCACAAATCATCTTCAATTCCTGTGAAGAGATCGACAGCTTTTTCCGCGAAGGTCGTGAGTATTTCAACGATCTCTATGTGAAGAAGCTCGTCACTAACAGCGTTTATTTCCAACGCTTCGAAGAGCAGCCTTGGCCGCTCAATCACACCACCGAGCAAAAAGCCTTCCGCTTTGGCCGTGGGTTCTACGATCCCTGCACCCCCTTCAACAAGATCACGGACACCTACTGCGAAACCGATAGCTGCGCTACGAACAGCACCCTCATCCAACGCCCCGGCACCGAGAGCTACACTTTCGAGCTTCTGCGTAAAGAGATGCATACCGACTGGATTTGCGTGGAGAGCCTTCTCTATCGCTTGTTCCCAGCCGAAGAGATTCTTCAGTTCGAGGAGTCCAACGCCCGCATCACCAAGAACGTCCATGAAGAGTTCCTTCGTGCGAACTACATTGGTCAAGCTGGCCACAAATGGGTTGGTCTTACCACCGATGACGGAACCTACTGCGGTCTCCTTGACGATCAAGCGTGGTTCATCCCGCAGCACAGCGAAGGCTCTACTGCTGGTTACGACCTCTGCCAAGTTAAAGTGAAGGTTGCACCCGCCGATCTCGTTAAGATCGCCTACCTCTCGCTCGACATGTTGGATGACGCTCTTATCGAGCTTCAGAACGAAGACGATGCCTTCCGCCTCGACATCAACGAAGCAACTGGCATGCAGCTTCTCGACATTGTTATCCCTGATCCTCGCGTGGGCCGCGCCCTTTACTTCCAAGCGAAGCGCAACAACGGCTACTGGGATGCCAACACCGACTTCGACGCCCGCCTCTCCAGCCTCAAGCTCGGAGTCAACCGCGTCATCGGCGACTACGCCTTCGGGTATGACATCAATGCGGCTCGTTTCAACGCGTCTCCTGATCAACCCGCTGGTCCCTTCAGCCCGTCCGACCCCGACACTTGGGCCGTGCTTGTGCGCGTTCCTCGCTACGTCAAAGTTGTGCAGGAGAACGGTTGCTCGTATGTCCCGAACAAGGACTACCAGAACGCCGACTTCGCCATCTCTGTCGCTATGGTCAACAAAGCCATGGTCAAATGGACAATGCCTTCCGCTACTGGATACGGCAAAGCCCAGCAGATGGCCCAGAACTACGCTGGTGACTGGGAGTGGAAGAACCCCGATTGGGAGTGCAACCGCTGGCGCAAGATGGGCTACTATCAGGCCCAATTCCGCCTCGCCGCGCAGGTTAAAGACCCGACCCTGATCCACGTCTTCCTGCATCGTCTGCCCCGCACCAAGAACCTCTACGGTTCCTGCTGCCCGCTGAACGAATACACCCCGCCTGTCGATCCTACGGATTGCTACAACTGCGAAGGTGTTGGTGACATCCCCGGCGCTTAAGCCAAACGCTCCAAAGGAGGAGTCGGGACACCCCGGCTCCTCCAAGCGGGGCAAACCAGAATAAAATCTATGGCTTGTTTCACCGATCTGCCCTACTCAAACTGGAGCTATCAATTGCTCCAAACCCTCTATGCAGCGGCAGGAGAAAACGCAGTCACGGTTTCCTTGGGATGCTACCAAGCAATGCCCAGAGCAAACCAGATGTATCAGTTCTATGTGAACTTACATTATATCGGCGGCTCCATACAACCAATTTCAGAAAACTGCTATGTCCAAATGACCGAGGATATGCAATGGTATCATTTGAACGAGGCATTAGAGTATTCCTACAACCCCGTTTACCCACCAATTTAAATTATCGGAACCGATAAAACCATGAACTGCTCCTGTTTTACAAATCAAACGCCAGAACAGCAACGCTATTCCATCTACAGCACATTGATGGACGCTGCGTTGCAAGAAAAAATCTCCGCAAGTTGCTTTGTCGTATTAAGCGAATCAGAGCAAGTCTGCCTTATAAACGATGCTCTAAACAAAGTATTTGAATTTGGAAACTTTGGCGGAGAAGGATTGCCCGGACTACCCGGCCCAGAAGGAGATCAAGGCCCTACCGGCCCTCCGGGGCCTCCGGGGAATGACGGAGAACAAGGGATACAGGGTGAAATAGGTATTCCGGGACCGCAAGGAGGCGTTGGACCGGGCATTGATTTCCAAGGAACAGTTGCTAATCCAGCAGCACTCCCTACCCCATCCACGCAAGGTTTTGCCTATTTCGTTACAAGCACAAGCTCAATCTGGATTTACAATGCAGCAGGAGTATGGGTTAATGGTGGCGTCATTCAAGGACCACCCGGCATTGAAGGTCCAGAAGGGGACCAAGGCCCTCCCGGCCCCCCCGGCCCTACCGGCCCTCCGGGTCCTCCCGGCCCTCCCGGAACTCCCGGAGCTACTGGGCCAGCAGGCGAAGGCTTCTCTGCTGCAAACATTGTAATCGCAAGGCGCGGAGATAACTTAATTACAAAGTATGCTGAAGCAGTTGCGTTGGTCCCAGCCCCATCAGTTACAAATCGCTGCTTCCTAATCATTCTGCCCGGAGAATACACAATCGGCTCAACGCTGAATGTGAACACAGATTTCGTAGATGTGATCTGCATGGAAGATCAAGAAAACACGCAGTATGCAATCATCAATGGAAGCATCAATGTTACTGCGACTAATGTAAAAGTCTCTGGCCTTAATGTAACTGGATCACTCAATTGCAGCGGTGCGGCAACACAAATTTTCGCCAACTGCAAGGCGGGAGCGAATAGCTTTGGATATTCTACATCTGCACTAACAGTAAACAGCAAGTTCATCAATTGCACGGCAGGCAATAACAGTTTTGGTTCCTCAACCAATACGATTGCCACGACGAGCGCAGAGTTTACCAACTGCACTAGCGGGACGAATAGTTTCGGATACGGAACGAGCGGAACGGTTGCCGGAACATTCACAAACTGCACGGCAGGCGTGAACAGTTTCGGTCATGGAACTAGCGGAGTCATTACTGCAAGCGGAACATTCCGCGACTGCACAAGCGGAACCGCCAGCTTTGGTGGATCGACCAATGGTGTTGCAAGTGGATCGTTCTACGATTGCACCGGAGGTGAATATAGCTTCGGTGGAAATACTGGAGGCTCACTCACAGGTTTAGTCGCGTGGTGCAAAACCACTACTGGGGGATACGCGAACCAGACTGGCGCAGGTCGGGTCCGTATGTCCTTGGATGCTACTAATACAATCATAAACATTCCTTAAAAATGTCAAACTGCACATGCCCTCCCACGGTAGAAGATCAGGAGTATGAGATTTATAAGACACTAAATACTGTCGCTGAAAACGCAGAGTTTTTTTCAAGCGCATGCTGGAAGAATTTGAGCGATGATCAGAAGCTGTGTTTGGTCACTCGCTCCTTCATTGATGTAGTAGATACTGTAGGCGGAAGAGGGCCGCGAGGCCCACAGGGGCCAGAAGGCCCAATCGGAGACGAGGGTCCACAAGGTCCGGCGGGATTGCAAGGCTTGCAAGGCATTCGTGGCATTCAAGGCATCGAAGGAGTTGAGGGTCCAGCAGTAGATTTTCGTGGAGCAGTTCCAAATGCCGCTGCGCTTCCAATACCATCGACTGCTGGCTACTGCTATTTTGTAGAAGGAGAAGGATCGTATTATGTATACGATGGCTCTGCTTGGACAGGATATGGGCCACTTCAAGGACAACCGGGTCCGCAAGGCCCTCCCGGAGTAGATGGCCCTCCCGGAGTAAGTGGCCCTCCCGGCCCAGTCGGACCAGATGGGAGTGCTGGAATACCCGGAACGCCCGGTCTACCGGGACCTTCGGGAGGTTTCCAAGCTAGCAATATTATTACAGCAAAAGTCGGTGATAATCTTGCGACTAAATATGCCCAAGCCGTTTCGCTTGCTACATCCATTGGAGCTACGGCAACAAACCGCGTGGCATTGGTTATCATGCCGGGAAACTATTCCTTATCTACACAATGGAATATAAACACTGAATTTGTTGATGTGATTGGGTTGGGTTCAAGCCCCAAAAATCCTAAAGTAATAATAACAAGTAGCGCAACAACAGGTATAAATGTTACAGCAAACGATGTAAGAATAATCGGTTTGCAAGTTTCCGCCGGGTCTTTCCCAATAGAAATAGCAACAAATAAACCTCTTCAATATTTTCAAAACTGCACAGCAAATGGAACTGGATTTGGACGAGCTACTATATCCGGTCAAATATACAATGGAACATTTGTAAATTGCGTTGCCACAAATGGATTTGGTTATAGCACAAACGGATCAAGACCAACAGCAGCTGGCACTTATATTAACTGCGCTGTTACAAATGGATTTGGATATTCGTTTACCGCTGGTTCTGGAACAAGAGCAGCAAATGCATCTGGAACTTTTATAAAATGCAATGCAACCAATGGATTTGCCGGGAGTGCAGGCGCATTTAACTCCGGAGGATTTTCAATTGCGTCTGGAACATTTATTGATTGCACCGCATCAGTATTCGCAAGAGATGATTTTACAGGAGTGGCAAAAAACTGCGTTGCTGGAGCAGACTCATTTGGCCCAAGAGTAAATACAGGCCAAATCATCAAATGCAAAAAAACTTCTGGGGCGTTTCCAACACTAACTGGAAGCGGCTTCATAAGATTCTCGCTTGACGGGAGCAACAACATCGTAAACCTTGGGTAAACTATCGGAACCGATAAAACACTATGTTATCTGAAAACTGTTTCAAAGAAAGCACACCTGATGTGCAGAACTGGGAAATCCTCCAGCAACTAGGGGCCATCGAGGCCGCAGTTGAAGCGGAGGGCGGATTCCCGATTCCTACTTACGACTTCATCGACCTCAACTATATTGGTTCGACAAACAATATCGGAACTGTTATCTTCAAAGAAGGAGGTTCTGGAGGAACTACAGTCGGCACACTTACGCTTACTTATGTGGGTGGAGTGCCAACTGATGACGATGCTTTGCTCGACACCGTAACTTTGACATAAGATGCCTTACAAATTCAATCCATTCACAGGTAAGCTCGACAACGCGCCGGGTGCGCCAGTCTTCAATGACAGCAAGTTCCGTATTTTCGATAACGGAAATAATACGAAACGCTTTCAGTTTGAAGCGAGCGCGATCAGTGCGGCGACTACTAGGACGCTGAATATCCAAGACGTCAGCGGGCCTGTTGCGATTGGATTTGGCACAGCAAGCCAATACATCCGAGGAGATGCCACGATTGCGAACTTCCCTGTGGCAGCGGGTGGAGGAAGCTCACTCAGCTACTACTTCAACGGAAGTGTAAGCCAAGGCACGATCCTTGGGAATCCGTATTACGAGATCAACAAGATTCCAGCGGGTGGAGCGCAGACCAACTTCACGATCAACGCTGGCAATACAACCGCCTACTTCATCACGGATGCTGGCGATCCAAATCGGATTCTGATACCGCAAGGTAACTTCACCTTCCAGCTTTACTGCCTTACCTCCAGCGGAAACCCGCAATTGGCGGTGGAACTCTACAAGTATGACGGAGCCACCTTCACGCAGATCGGCGCGACCAGCCCTGCGGTCACGATTTCTAATACTACTTCGGACATCCACTTGCTCACGGTAGCCGTGCCTGCCTCTACGACTCTTGCACTCACCGACCGCTTGGCTGTGCGCGTGATTGGCAGTAGCTTGGGTGGGCACACAATCACTTTCAATACGGAAGGCAATACCGATAGCCAAATCATTACGACATTCTCGACTGGGTTGGCGGCACTCAATGGCTTGACCGACCAGATTCAGTTCTTCTCTACTGGGACTACTGGCACCGACTTCAACATTGCCAGCAGCGCAGCCACCCACACCTTCAACATCCCTACAGCTAGTGCAGCCAATCGCGGTGCGCTCTCTAGTGCAGACTGGACTACCTTTAACAACAAGATCGGCGCAGGGCTGTATACTGCGACTACTGGTCTGACGATGAACACCGCCCGCCTGCTTGGTAGAACCACCACAGGAGTCGGCGCAGCAGAAGAGATTACCGTAGGCACAGGCTTGTCGCTTACTTCCGGAACCCTTACAGCCGCAGGAGTCACCTCCGTCACCGCTACCGCCCCGCTCACAAGCTCTGGAGGCACGACACCCGACATCTCGACCAGCATCGCTACCAACCGCATCGTAGGCCGCAGCACCGCAGGCACGGGTGTAATGGAAGAGCTTACCCCAGTCGGCATCACAGTCTCTGCTGGCAACATCACAGGTATCGGCGGCACGACTGGCACGACTGACAATGTGGTAGCGCGAGCCGATGGCAGCGGTGGCTACACCGTCCAGCCTAGCGGTTTGATCGTGGAAGATGCGATTGTCTCTGTCACCGGAATTACAGGCGATGCAGGCACCGAGATTATCACAGCCCCAGCCACAGCATTTGTCACGGGCCAACCAATCCGCTTCACCGCACTCACGGGTGGCGCAGGGCTGAATACTACGACCAACTACTTCGTGGTCAATCCGGTTGGAGCTACCTTCCAAGTTGAAACCAGCATCGGCGGTGGCGCAATCAACTTTACCACCAACATCACGGCAGGCACGCTCCTCACAGGCCACAGCGTGCAGGTCAATGTCACCCTCTCCGAGAACACCACCGAGACCAACTCCGCGCTCGTCCTCACGCCGAAAGGCACGGGGGCGTTCATCCTCGGGCCGAAGCCAGATGGCACGGCGACTGGCGGGAATGCGAGGGGGGCCGGAGCGGTTGATTTGCAGATAAGTCGCACAGCAGCAGCGCAAGTAGCAAGCGCGAGCAATTCATTTATTGCTGGCGGAAGTGGGCATACAGCATCGGGAGGCAATAACGCAATTTGTGGGGGGGCAGGAAATACTGCATCGGGGAATTTTGCTTCTACTCTTGGTTCTGCTAGCAGCACGGCTTCAAGCAATTACTCAAGCGTAATCGGCGGATTTGGTAATTCCGCATCAGGCACCCAATCTTTGGTATGTTCTGGAGAATCCAATCAGGCGTCTAATACATATTCAATTACATTGGGGGGCCAGCAAGCCCTTGCAGATCGTCGTTCAATGCACGCGCATTCTGGAGGGCAGTTCTCCTCAAAAGGCGACGCCCAACGCGCCCGCTTCGTCCTCCGCTGCAAGACGACTACCAACGCTGCTGTGGAGATGGCACTGGATGGCAGCACGACATATCTCGGCATCCCATCTGGAAAAGTCATCGCCTGCACGATCAACATCTCTGGCGTGAAGTCAGATGGCAGCGCAGTCGCCCATTATGTCCGCCAATACGCAGTAAAGAATGTCGGCGGTCTTTCCAGCGAGGTTTACGCGCCAGTAACTATCGGCACCGATAACGCCGCAGGAACAGTCATCGCACTCTCTGCAAACAATGGAGACGACACTCTCCGCATCGCCGTGACTGGTATCGCCGCAGAAACATGGCGGTGGGTAGCCTCGGTGGATGCAGTCGAAATCGCTTACGGAACCTAATACTATGCTACGAACCTACGGACTCATATTCGCAGACGGACGCAAAGAACTTGCCTCTGTCGTTCTGGACGATGAAGGCAACCCGCGCATTGACACGATCCGCCCCTACCCGGTCCCAGAAGACTGGGCTGACCCGACACTCGTCCCGCTCATCAAAGCCGATCCTCCGGGACCAGAGAGCGAATGGGTGAGCCACCTTGAGTGGTTCGATGACCGCGTTGAAGTGAAGTGGGAGCCGATTGCATGAACGACCATCCTACAGTCACAGGTATTCTTGGGACAGCCACCAGTCTATCCGGTGTGCTGGTGAGCATGCTGCCCCACCTTGAGACTGGGCTACGCATCGGTGGAGCTTTCGTCGGCCTCATCGCAGGCTGCTTGACATGTGTGTATATGTGGAAGAAGATAGAAAAATTATGAACATTCTAAATACCATTC